ACAGAGGTGCGAAAGACCTCACCATCTTCAACCATCATGGTATAAAAAGGAGCAAGGAACATTCGACTAACAATAAGATTGTCAAGGGAGGTCATGTAAAAGACACGAATCTTACCAATGGCATTCTTTTTTGCATCTCTAGGTTCATCTTTTAGCGATGTCCCGTAGATAAAATTTGCAGAATCTCCATTCTCATACGTTTCAAGTATTTCATTGATACGTGTTTTAAGTTCATGGGTAGCTTCACGAATATTATCTTCTTCATGAACAATAGGAATATGGGGATCTTTAGCACCATAACCATAGCCACCGGAAGTTGAAGCATTAATCCTGCGAAGATATGCGTCTTGCTCATGACCGTTAACTGCTGTTTGAATATCTAAAGGAGCTAAACTATAATCATCACCATGTTTGGCTTTAATCATAGATATAATTCGTTCTGAATACTCTTTTACAATTCGATCAACAATTTTCATGTTGAGTGGTGGAGAAGTTTTATTGACCTTCTTGAGTGAAAGGTTCCAAGGTGAAATATATTCTCCTTCAACCATTCGAGGTTTCATATTGGGTACCACAAAATGCTCATCAGGTTTAAAATCAATTGTATCAAATATTGCATCGAGCGAATGATATAAGCTCGACTTGACAATGTTACTTTTATTGTTCATAAAAACGGGTTTTCCCGTTGAACCTAAGTAATTGATACAAGGCAAATGTTCATATCTGAATGGTGATTTTGGACCAGGGAGACATAAAGACTCAGATTTTAATACAGAAGCTGAAAAGACTTCTAACATGTCTTTTTTACTCTTGAGTTTCTCAATGGCTTCGTCCACATCAGAATGCATAATTGCAACCCCAATGCGAGTGTCACAATCCTTATTTCCAGCGCAGTGTATTCCCACAATAGAACATCCGGAACGCGTGACCGCCCCCACAAGAGGGACGCCACACATCCCGTCGACGTAGTCACGTTCATAGCGAATATAACCGCTGATTGTGACATCTGAAAATTTATCTTGCACACTAATTGTATCTTCATGATAAACCATAGTGCTCTCAACACTGCCTACAGCACCTTTGAATCGTTTAGGATGAGGAGCTTTTAGGAAATGAGGAAGAAAATTTCTAAAGCGCATCCCACGTACGCGTATAAGGAGCAAATCATCCCTAAATGGAACGATGTCATCTTCAAAGACAGAATATTCAATAAATTCAGCTTCTTTGTCATATTTACCCTTGGGGAAATGAGTTAATTTAAAATTTTTATTCCCACAGGCAGCATGCTTGTTAATAATGGCAAAGTTCTGGCAAACACCAAAAATATGTGTTGGCCTTTTGGCCTTAGAACTTGTCACGATTACAAAACGTAAATTGGAAGAGACAGAATTGTACAATTCCAAAGCTGACCCATTGTGTACGGGTTTACTATAAGATATATCTGCTA